CACGAACCTGATGTGCTGGTCTCATTTTTCCCTTGACCCCCCGATCAAATATAAGATACAGTAACACAGTAACACAGATAGAGTGAGGTAACAAACATGGACACCACAAAGTGGAAATCAGTAGCAGTGAACATTGACGTTTATAAAATTCTGAAGACACGGGCAGAGAAGAACGACCGAAGCGTCAGTGGTGAATTAGCGCACATTGTTAAGACTGCAACGTCTCAAGAAAAAGCTGCTTGACATACCTCTGGGGAGTGGGTTTATACTCTCCGTCACACCCGAAGGGGTAAAACTTTAACGTAGAAAGTACAGGAGATTGTACGATGAGCGATGTGTTTTCGCTATTTGATGAGGAAGTCGATGCCTCTAAGTTCGACAAAGTCAGCGATGAGAAAGGCAGTACTCTGTCTACTCTTATCCGTCAATCAATGGAGGTTGACCAGAAGATTGCAGAAGCAGAGCAATATCTGAAAGACCTTAAATTCCAGAAACGAAAAGTAAATGAGGAAGACATCCCGAACCTGATGCAGGAGATGGGTATGGATTCTGTGACAGTCGATGGCAACAAGGTTGCTTTGCGACAGTTCGTTCATGCGCGTATTGCTGATGACAAAAAGCAGGAAGCGTTTACTTGGCTTCGTTCTATTGGCGAGGGTGACATCATTAAGAACGATGTGACAGTCTCGTTTAAATCTGGTGAAGACAACATGGCAGGGGATGTCGTTGAGGATCTCCGCAGTAAGGGTCTGGAGCCAGCACAGAAGACTCATGTTCACGCACAGACGCTGAAGGCATGGGTAAAGAACCGCATTGAAAGCGGCAAAGAAATCGACTTCGACACGTTCGGTGTTTACGTCGGAACTGAAGCTACAATTAAGAGGAGCTAACAATGGCTGAAGCAGTAGCAAAAAAAGAAAGCACAGCAGTTGCTAATATTATGGATGACCTGTACGAAGCGGCGGGTCAGGGTATGGAAACCATTGGTGCGGAGGATATGCAGATACCGTTTCTGCGTCTGCTCCAGCCTCTGTCCCCACAGTTAATCAAGACTGACGCGAAGTTTATTAAAGGCGCATCCGCTGGCGATATCTTCAACACAGTTACAGGTGAGTTCTGGGATGCCGAAGACGGTGTGAATGTACTGATGTGTGCGTACACCACAAAGTTTCTGGAGTTTCAGCTTCGTGAAACAGGTGGTGGTTTTATGGGTGAGTTGGATGCAAACAATCCAGACATCCGTAAGACTCAGCGTGTTGGGGCAAACGAGTTACTGCCAAACGGTAATGAGTTGGTACGCTCCGCTCAGTTCCTTGTGCTTGCGTATGACGAGAACGGCATGACTACTCAGATGATCTGTGACATGAAAAAGACACAGATGAAAGTAGCGAAGCAGTGGAACACACGTCGTGCGGGTCTGAAGATTATGCACCCGACCAAGGGCTTGTTCAATCCACCAATGTGGGCTGTGCCGTGGAAGCTTACGTCCACCCAGGAATCCAATGACAAAGGTTCGTGGTTCAATTATCAAGTTCAGCAGTTAGAGATGGAGTCCGTGCCGATGCCAGCGTTGCAAGAAGCGCGTGACTTGTACACCTCTTACAGAGCGGGTGAGATTAAGATGAGTAGTGGGGAAGAAAGTCAGACTGAAACAGTCACGACTGACGATACCGACATACCATTTTAACCAGTTGGGGGGCAGGGAAAGTGCTAACTATTGCCGTTCCCTAACATCCCTGCCCTCTTTTCTCTCTTGCCCGGAGTAAGTTATGAACCAAGCTGAACGGTTCATGGCAGCGTTTGAAGGCTTCAGCGCCGCACATGGACAGACACAAATATCAGATGAAAGACGAGCCGGAAAGCAAAAGGCAAAGTCATTTATTGTTCGGAAGCCATTAACATTAGAGCTTGTGGTCGGTCACCTTGAAGGTAAGAACGGCGTGGGTTCTATTCCTATCAATGAGAATAATCAATGTAAGTTTGGTGCGCTGGACATTGACCAGTATCCACTAGACGTTGTTGCGCTGGATAAGAAGCTTCGTGATAACAACATCCCTTGCGTGGTGTGTCGTTCGAAGTCAGGGGGTGCGCACATATTCTTTTTCTTTACAGAGTTTTTTAGCGCGGGAGTTTTTCGTGATAAAGCTACAGAGATTTCAGCGTATCTTGGATACGGTGGTTGTGAAATATTTCCAAAGCAAGAAGAGATTCTCGTCGAGCGTGGTGATGTTGGCAACTTTATTAACCTTCCGTACTTTGATGCGGAACAAACTATGCGCTATGCGATTAAAGAAGATGGCGAAGAAGCAGACCTAACAGAATTTTTGGAGTTGGTAGAAGCCAGAAAGGTTTCACCAAAGGACTTTGAAAAGCTACAGCTAGGCGAACCTGCGGACGAGTTTGATCAATGGGCACCCTGCTTGTCGCACATGTTCAGTCAGGGCATACCTGAAGGAACCCGCAACACAGTTATGTTTGCGGCGGCAGTTGGTGCAAAGAAAGAACAGCCTGAGAAGTGGAGAGAACGTCTTGAAGAAATCAACGTCAAATACTGTACACCACCTTTGCCAGCTTCTGAGATCGTTACGATACAGTCTCAGCATGAAAAGAAAGAGTATGGGTTTCCGTGTGACCAAGAACCTCTGAAGTCTTTCTGTAACAAGAGCCTGTGTAAGACCAAGGCTTGCGGGATAGGCAGTCATGTTCAGCATGTAGAAGTTACCGGGCTGTGTGTTGTTAAGTCCGAGCCGCCTGTGTGGTTCTGTGATGTAGGTGGCCGCCGTGTTGAACTGACAACCGATGACCTGCAAACGTCTCAGCGTTTTCAGAAAGCTTGTATGGAACAGATTCACGTCATGCCGCCCATGATGAAGACGGCGGACTGGCAAGAGGTTGTGTCCATGATGATGGCGGACATGAGCGAGATAGATGTGCCAGAAGAACTTACCTACAAAGGTCAGTTTATGGACTTGCTAGAAGCGTTCTGCGATGGTCGGGTACAAGCACAATCGTTTGAGGAGATTGCACTCGGCAAGCCCTTTTCCGATGATGAAGACGGCATGACATACTTCAAGCTAGAGGCATTGATAAAGTTCTTACGCAATCAGAAGTTTGACAGCTACAGCCGTGGACAGATTCAGGAACGCTTGAAAGAATTAAATGATAACGGCACTGCGAATGGGCAGAAAAGTTTTAAGACAACAAAGGGTGATTGGAAAAACGCCCGTGTGTGGTGGGTTCCTTCCTTCAATGCCGAGGTCCAAGTACCGAGTATCGAGCTTGACAGTGAGGCACCGTTCTAATGCAGACCACAATCTTCGGGCCTCCGGGCACAGGCAAAACAACAAAGCTTATATCTATCGTTAAGCAGGAGCTTGAAGATGGTACAAGACCAGAGGACATAGCGTTTGTGTCCTTTAGTCGTAAGGCTGCGGACGAGGCTCGAACTCGTTCTGCTTCTGCTTTAAGTATAAACCCAGATCAAATGGTTTGGTTTCGTACACTACACTCAATGGCATTTCAGTACCAAGGTCTTAGCACCGGGCAAGTACTGAGAGGGAATGACTTCACGCAACTTGGCAACATACTGGGGCTAGAGTTCTCCTCCAACTCCTCTATGCGCATGGAGGATGGGCAACTCTTCTCACCGGGCAAGGGTGGGGATGCTTATCTATCCATGATCCAGTTAGCCAGGGTGCGTGGAGTCAGCCTAGAAAAGCAATACAATGACAGTGCCAACAGGCACATACACTATCAGCAACTAAAGATAGTTGCCGAGGTGCTAGAGTCCTACAAGAAGGACACTGGCAAAGTGGACTTTGTGGACATGATTGAAGACTTCATAACACAGGGCGAAGGTCCGAGGTTGGAGGTTCTGATTGTCGACGAGGCACAAGACTTGGCCCCGCTACAGTGGCGCATGGTTCACGAGGTGTTGAAGCCCAGAGCAAAGCGTATCTATTTCGCAGGTGATGATGACCAGTGTATCTATTCTTGGATGGGTGTTAATGTGCGTGATTTCTTGACCGCATCTGACAACAAGATAGTGTTGGACAAGTCATATCGTCTTCCGAGAAACGTGTATAACATTGCAGATTCTCTTATAAAACAAGTGGTTATAAGACAGAAAAAAGTTTGGTCACCTGTACAAGAAGCTGGTCATGTTGTCTGGCATCATGATATCATGGAGGTGGACCTAACCAGAGGCGAGTGGCTTATCCTTGCTAGAACAAATTACATTGCCAACAAGCTATCAACAGAACTTAAAGAACAGGGCTATCTGTTCTGGCGTGAGGGTTCTGGTTGGTCCATTTCCCCAAATGTACTAACAGGAATAGAGGTCTGGCTAAAATTATGCAAAGGTTTGACAGCTACTGCGACGGAACTGAAGACGTTATCTACCTTATTGAAATCGGATATCGTGACCAAATCTGGAAGGAAGAACCTAGCCACCCTCGACAACGAAGTACCTTACGATCTCGAAAGCATAAAAGAGAACTTTACTATCAGCGACTTGAAGCAGAAGCCTTGGCACGAAGTGTTGAAGGTAGCGGAGAAGGAGCGGATTTATATCAGTTCGGTGAGACGTATGGGGGAGAAGATCCTGACGGACAAGCCGAGGATCAAGATATCGACGATTCACAAGGCCAAGGGTGGCGAGGCGGATAACGTCGCTCTCCTTTTAGATTCCTCAAAAGCTTGCGTTGAAAGCGCAGATCGGGACGGTGAGATTCGCACGTTCTACGTCGGGCTGACTCGCGCTAAAAAAGCATTACACATTATCGAATCACAATCAAAGTATGGGTTTTTATTATGAAAGACAGAAAGTATTTTTTAGACACGGCCGAAGGTTTAATCAACGGACCGAGAGCCAAGGAGTATGGTCCGGCTAAGATGAACCATGAACGCATAGCCAAGATATGGGGCATCATACTGAAGCGCGACATCAGTCCTGAAGAAGTGGTTGCGTGTATGGTTGGCCTGAAGCTAGCGCGTTTAGCAGAGGACATCAGCAAGGATGATTCGTGGACGGACATCATAGGTTATGCAGCGTTGGGTGGGGAGATTATCAACGATGAGACCGTGGAATAAAAGACGCGGTGATTTTGTTAGAGGCAAGATTGTCAACAACAATCCAATTGTTAGGTTTGTTTTTGAAGAAATGCACAAGCAGAAAATCCATGAGTGCGACTTCAGCGAAAGGGTTGGGTTCCATCGGGATACACTACGCGGCTGGCGCACAAGGTATCAGCCAAGAATTTCTGACCTTGACGCATGTCTAGATTTTCTTGGGTATAAGTTAAAGATTGTGAAAAAGGGATACGGGGAAACAAATGAGTGAGTATCAAATGGACATCCTAGACCTAGATGTAAAAGACGCGGCGATACAGGGCACAGAAAAGCAGTGGACCCCGCCGTCAAATTTCCCTGACCTGACAATCTATGACAGGATTGCCGTTGACTTGGAGACCAGAGACCCAAACATCAAAACCCTGGGACCCGGATGGTGTCGGGATGACGGGTATATTATCGGCGTGGCTATAGCGGCGGGAGATTTTGTAGGTTACTTTCCAATACGGCATGAGTCAGGCGAGAAGTTCTCAGAGAAAAAGGTTTTTAACTGGCTGAAGAAACAGCTAGAGACACCCAACATTGAGAAGGTCATGCACAATGCAATGTATGATTTAGGCTGGTTGCGCTGGGCCGGGATCGAGGTCCAAGGAAAGATAATCGACACCATGATAGCCGCGCCTTTGTTGAACGAGAACCGCCTGTACTACAATCTTGACTCGCTGGCACGGGAATATCTGGGCGAACGCAAAGACGAGAAGGTACTAAAAGCAGCGGCTAATGCATTTGGTGTTGATCCAAAGGGCGGTATGTGGAGATTACCTGCACACTTTGTTGGTCCGTATGCTGAACAGGATGCGGCGGTGACCTTACGTCTGTGGGACAGGCTTCGTACAGACTTAGTTAAAGACGAATGCACAGGCATCTTTGACCTAGAGTCCAAGCTGTTGCCTGTATTGTTAGACATGAAGACTCGTGGTGTACGGGTTGACATTGACAAAGCAGAACAGGTCCGCAAGGAATTGAAGAGTAGAGAGAATAGTTTACTTGCCGAAATAAAGGATCTTACCCAAGTCAATGTTGAGCCTTGGGTCGCCACATCTATAGCAAAGGCGTTCGACGCTGTCGGGCTGACCTACGAGAGGACAGAAAAGACGGACGCTCCTGCCTTTACAAAACAGTTTCTTGCGAATCACGAGCACCCACTTGCACAGAAGATAGTACGATTGCGCGAGTTTAACAAAGCCAACACAACATTTATCGAAACAATTCTTGAACATTCGCATAATGGTCGAATACATTGTGACTTTAATCCTCTTCGTTCTGATGAAGGTGGTACAGTAACCGGGCGATTTTCTTCAAGCAACCCGAATCTCCAGCAAATTCCGGCAAGAGACCCAGAGATTAAAGCCATGATCCGTGGTCTGTTTATCCCTGAAGATGGTTGCAAGTGGGGGTCGTTTGACTATGCGTCACAAGAACCACGCTGGCTTGCCCACTATTGTTCTACACTAAAAGGTCATCGTCGTCACCCGCAGATAGACGGCGTGGTAGAAATGTACCAAGAGGGCAACGCTGACTTCCATCAAATGGTCGCGGACATTGCAGGTATCAGCCGTAAGCAAGCTAAGACTGTTAACCTGGGTATCATGTACGGCATGGGCCGTGGCAAGCTGGCGGGTGTGATGGATATCACAGAAGATGAAGCCAAAGAATTACTCAGCAAGTATCACGATAAGGTGCCGTTTGTTAAAGGTATCGCGGACTTTGCAACAGAGAGAGCCGGAAAGGTTGGGCACATAAGAACATGGCTGGGGCGGAAATGCCGATTTGACATGTGGCAACCAAGGTCTTACGGTTTTAGTAAACCCTTGCCGTTAGAGCAAGCAGCCGAAGAATATGGTGGTAAAGCCGCCATTAAACGTGCCTTTACATATAAGGCACTGAACAGATTGATCCAAGGTTCCAGCGCCGACCAGACAAAAAAAGCGATGGTCGATTGCTATGCAGAGGGATTACTTCCTGTGCTTACGGTGCATGACGAACTTTGTTTCAATATCGAGAGTCAGGAACAAGCGGACCGGGTCACAGAGATAATGACAACCTGTGTTCCTAACTTAAACATTCCCTTCGAGGTTGATGCTGCAATCGTAGACAACTGGGGAGAAGTAGAGTGAGGATGATATGTTTACTGCAATAATAATTGCTTGTCATGCATTGATAGCCGATGCATGTATGAAGCTAACAGATGACAGAGGCCCTTATCGCACAGAAGAAAGGTGTGAAGAAAGGCTACAGGAAATGGTTAAGGACACAATTCGTATTTGGTACAAGCATGATACTCCCGTAACCATCAAAGGCGTGAAGTGTGAAAGAAGAAATGGGGCGTGAGTGCTGGGCGTGTGGCGCTGATTTAATTTGGGGCGGCGATCACGATGAGGAAGATTCCGATGGCGTGGAGTATATTGCCTCGAACCTGTCGTGTAGCAAGTGTGATGCGTTTTATCTGGTATATTTGCCGCTAGAAAAGGAAGAATAGATGACAGAACAGACATGGTATTATCAAAAATGTTGGAGAGATAACGGCCCTGCTTTTTGGGACACCTATGTTCACGCAGAGTGTAAGGTTATTAGAGAAGAAACAAGAATAAAACCCGATTCTCGTCGACCTGAAGGTACATAGACACAGCCATTGTTCACGAGCGGCCTGAGAATCGAAGTTAAAAAGTAATAAAAACAACCACATAGAAAAAGGAAGGGACTTGCCCTTCCTTGTGTAAGACCCCTTACCTTTGCGGGGTTTGACTATTTTTAGCCTGAATCGTCGTAGCTTCAGGCTTCTTGCGACTGGGTTTTTGGTTCGCATGACACTTCTCCTTGACAGCAGTCATTAATTACCTGACCACATGTAACACATTGCTCATGTCCGTGTACATAAACTGTCTTCAGATTACCCTGGCATCGGGGACAACGAGGTGAGCAGTGTTCTTTACTCTCCATCTGCCAATGCCCTCATGCGTGATACCAAACGACGTGCGCGATTTGGGACCTGCGTATACCACTTGGAATCGACCATCTCGTCCGCTGCGGAGTTAAACTCTCGCGCATCAACCCCTGCTTTCATGCCTTTAAATTTTGACAGACGAGGATATCCCAGGTTGAACATCATATTTGCAATGATAAGCTGGCACTCTTCTGGCAGGTCATTCCAGTCTGGATATAGGCGGTGACAATCTTCAAGCGTGACAGCGATGTCTAACTTAAACACATTGTCTACCCGCTCTTGCTCGATGACTGTGCCGACAGGCTTGCCGTACTCAGGGTCATCTTTCTTGATCAGGTGGCCTATGCCAAACGTAGGCAGATTTAGGTGGTCCAAATATATTTCGTACTTGCAGCCCTCGTCAGAAGCAAGCTCCTGCCGTAGCTGGTCTATAGTTGTGGATTTCATTACTGTGTCCTCTGGAATATTTGTAAGTTTTTCAGCGCGTCAATCGGGTTGCTACCCAGTAACGAGGCGTCGGGTTGAGAAGTAGGTGCGGGAGCCGCCATTTGGGCAGGAGCGGCCCCCGCCTGCGCCACCGCTGGAGGAGGAGGTGCGGCGGCTGCAACTGGTTGTTGTGCCTGACTAGGTGCAAGGTCCGGGGTCCGAGTTTCTTCGACCTGTGGTTCAGGGTTTAAAAGAGTTTTGTTTCGATACTCGTCTAGGATTTGATTGATTTCTTCTCTTGGAAACGATAAATCATTTTGCCGCATGTTTTTTCTAGCTGACGGACCCACAGAAGGAACGTCAAACAAAGGATTAGGCTTGCCTTGTTTTCTAATCAAAAGTTTTTTGTATCCAGCAATTCCAGCGTCTTTAAATACTTTACGGATTTGTTGGTCATTTAAACCTATTGTTCTCATGTCTTCAATGACATTATACATTTCTTTCTGAACTCTAAACTTTGCTTCCGTAGATTTACGAAAAGCATCTACTAAGTCTTGAGAGCTTGCGTTTGCACGATTGGTGACCGCATTAAATATGTTTGATGCATTCGTGTTGGCTTTCTGAAACTCAAAGCCTTTGAACTTTAATGAG